AACGATCATCAACGTTCTTGCCACCAGTGTTACCAGCAGAAGATTGCTCAACTGCCTTCTTCAACTTATCAAGAGAAGAACTCTTGTTCTTTAGATTTGCTAGACTCATTTGTATTCTCCGTATAGCGTAGTATTAATGTATATCGACTTGTCCACTTTCTTCATTACCATATCATTATATAGTATTTTCGTTAGCAAGTAAAGTTTCCTTTGTCAAGAGTTTGTACTTGTCAACGTTCACCGCAAGAAAGGCACCATACTTGCGCACCTTTCTTGACACTTTGGGATAGATGATATCATCTGAAATCTTCTTGTCCCAAATTTGTATAAAGTTGAAGATGTTATTAAGAATCACAAGAGTCTCAATCGTTACATCTTTTTGGAGAAATGCCACTAACAGTTTTGGAAACTGCCCATCTTCAACTTTAAATAAATTGTTAAACTCTTTTGGATCTGGGCAAATCTTTTGTAGATCTTCCAGATATACTTTGGTCATCGAATCCGTGGTTCGTTTCCAATCCCGATAAGTTTCTTCAGCCTGGTCCTCAAGCAATGACTTGGTCCAATTATCGTCACTGTGTACAAAATTAGCAACCAGAAATGGAACCATCTCATCGTCGCGATACTTGCGCGCAAGGCGGTGGAATAGAAACTTGTCACGACGTTTTTGAAATGCATCTACTGATACTCTAGTTTTGCCATCGTATTGAAAGAAGTTATAACTCTCTGATGTAAAGTGCAACTTGATGGCTTGATAGATGCAATACAAATCATATCCGTTCAAAGTTTTCCTCTTTTTGCTTGTTCTAAAAGAGCAGCAATCTTTCGTTTTGTTTCTTCGTCTGTCGGAAGTTGAAGATCATCTTCTTCATCAACAGACTTTAACATTTCAATAGCATTCTGAGTGCCTGTGAATAGTGCGGGTAAGATTAACCACCACAAAGAAGATTGCGTCAAATATATCATCAGTCCCGTGAAAGACCAAACGAATATATTCCAGATCAATAACTGCCAACTCATAACGGCAATCTGCCTCCTCGCGGTAAAAATCTCAACTCCATTGCCTCGCCTTCAATGATACTCTTTAGAGAGTCATTGATCAAACTTGCAGCAACTTCAATTTCAAGATTATTACGTTCACAGTATGAAGTGATTGCATCCATGTGATCAATCTTTTCTTGAATCGCCAGATTCATGATCATCATAGAAAAGTTATTTTTTTCTTCGCGGCTTGCCATATTAGATCTCATATTCACTCAAGGAATTGTTCAACTGCTGAGTCACACGAACAAACGTTGTGCGCTTACTCAACTCTTTCAATTCACTTGCCCCCACATAAGTACATGCCGAACGTAATCCACCCAAAATATCTTGCATAGTTCGTTTTACCTCACCGCGATATGGAATCTCTACAGTCTTGCCCTCAGATGCTCTGTAATTGGCAACACCACCATTATGCAGATCCATTGCAGTATCAGAACTCATTCCGTAGAATTTATTTCCGCCTAGTGCACTTGCTCCACCTTCCTTGTGACCAGCCAACATTCCACCAAGCATCACGAAATCGGCTCCCGCAGCAAATGCTTTCACCACGTCTCCAGGAACGGAACACCCTCCATCCGCTATGATATGACCCTTGAGACCATGAGCAGCATCTGCACACTCAATCACTGCACTCAACTGCGGGTAGCCGACGCCTGTCTTTTTGCGTGTAGTGCAAACAGAACCAGGACCAATACCAACTTTCACGATGTCCACACCGCCGAGAATTAATTCTTCTGTCATTTCTGGTGTGACAACATTACCTGCCATGAGTACCACATATGGATAACGATCGCGAAAATGACGAACATAATTCACAAAGGCTTGCGTATAACCATTGGCAACATCAATACAAACTCTCATGTATCGATTTCCAACGGTATTGTATACTTCATCGAATTTCTTTAAATCTTCTGCAGAAGTACCAAGAGAATAAATGGTGCTGTCTAATCTCCGCGCAAAGTGACTGGTTAGTTCAGGTTCGCTATAATGTTTAGTCAAAGCAACCATACACTTATGTTTTTCAAACTCTAAATCCATTTCAAAAGTGCCAACACCATCCATGTTGGCGGCAATAATCGGAACACCTTTCCAACTGTTACCACTTCTGAAAGTGAATGTTCTTTCTAGATTCACTTCGCTTCTTGAAGAAAGGTTAGAACGCTTCGGAATAATGAGGACATCTTTATAGTCCAACTTAACATCTTCAATGATTCTCATAGAACCTCAATGATAAAAAATATGCTGACCAATCTTTTTGATATATCGTTTGCGTTCAGCCCAATCAGGATCAACATAGTCTGCGTGGAAATATTTTGCAGATCCAATTATACCATACTTCCTGTCTAAAATCAATATCGTCTCCGCAATTTGCAAGGACTCTTTCCATGCTGCACGATTGCGGATTGCTTTCTTTTCTTCACAGACCCAAGAGAACTGGCAAGTGCCTTTGGTCTTTTGGTAGACGACGCCGCAAACAGAACGAGGGAATTGTTTACTCTTGACGCGATTCATTGTCACTTCAGCAACAGCAATCTTGCCAGCGCGTGGTTCTCCTCGTGCTTCGAAGTAAATGTTCTTTGCAAGACAATCAACTTCGCGCATGACTTTTTTCTTTTCGTCATAACTGAGTTGCAAGAACTTCATCTCTCTTGACATATCATTCACTTGCGTGGCAAGATATGAGTTTTGCGTTTGATATGCTGACAACTGAGCAGTTAGGGTTGCCTCTTGTATTGCCAACATTCTGTATGGGATAAAGATTCCAAAAAATATGAGCGAGAAAAGCCCACCCCACATACAGAACAAATTGTGATTGCGATCAAAGTATTTTTCCACATGATGTAATACATCTACTGCATTCATGTTAGTTTCCTCCATTATTGCAGAGAACCAAAGTTCTTCATAATAAAATTGCGTCTATTATTTAGGATTTCTTGCTAATTTCCACATTTCAACAATAAAATCAACTCTGTTTGATGTTGTATGATTTGATAAAACCTTTTGATATCCGTTTTTTGCAATACGCTCTCGTTCTTCTGGATTTTTAGAATAATAAAGTAATTTTTCTATGCAATCGTATTCATTATCATAATACACTATGTCTTGATTTTCAATAAACAATTCATCAATTCTTGTCTGAGGACCAAGACGATCAGTTAGAACCATTTTACCTGCAGCCATTCCTTCAAAAATTCTACGAGTGATTTCTTTATGGCGGCTTTGCTGCAAAACAATCAAACCAGAATTTAAAAATTCATTATGCGCTTTTCCAACCCAGCCATTCTTGTTCACAATATACAATGGCATGTTTCTAGCCATGTTATCAATAATTGGAGCATACTGATTCATTCCTCTGGAACAAACACCAATGTATTGCGGTTTTTTCTTGAGCGGCTTATAAATTTTGGTATCAGCAAAGTGTGGAAACCAAAATGTTCTAAATCCTTCTGACAAATATTTGCTGGCGCATGCAGCATCAGGACTCAAGATTAAATCGAAGTACGGAGCCTTGACTGCATTTTTAAAAAATTGTTGAGGATCATCACCAGATTCCATGATACAATATGCGCCAGTCGATCTCAATTGCGAAAGAATTGGTGATTGGTGTCTGCCCCAATCCATGTGAATGATTATATCTGGATTTGTTTTGAGAAGCGCATCGATGTTCACATCAGTATAATTATTGCCTTCGTCAAAGAGCGAATAGATGTTTGTTTTCCATCCACGAGTTTTAAACTCGTTGACAATAGAAAGTGGTGTGCTCCACTTATCTGTTTTTTGATGTGCAAATATAAAAGAAATTTTATTCATAATTTAAAAAGGTGGCGAGTTTCCTCGCCACCCCCAACCTTTCTGTTACCGAGCGGTTAACTCTTTGTACTCAATGTGCTTATTAGGCAGCGAGAGCCATAGGTGTAAATGAATCATCGTTTGCATTTACTGTTTTTGCGCTGATTAAGTCAGTCGCCTCACTGGTTGCTGTCAGGTTATTACTTGCCCTGTCGAAGCCAAATTCATCCCCGTCGGATAGCCACCACGTACATTTCTGCAGAGGTGGTGGGCGTCTCAAATTTGGTGGAGATGTCGGGGGTCGAACCCGAGTCCAGAACACCTTTAATTGTCAGTTTACAACCATTAATCAACTAGAAACTGTGGCTTTGTTTGTTCATTCAATGACTTCTGTTGCTCTTCAAGATACTTCTTGTATTGCTCAGTTGTCATTGCATGTAAGCCAACACAATAGCCACTTGGGCTACGTCCACAAGCACACGGATATTGTTTCACGTCAGACATATCATACTCCAAAACTTTTTAAAACGGTATTATTATTTAGCCGTTTAAAACCTTTGCTACAGAGTTGATGACTGCCGCAATACGACCAACATCACGCAACTGTTCAACACTCATTCCTTCTTTCTTGAGTGTATCATAGTGAGCCTTGACACAGAAGTGGCATTTGCCTACAATTGAGGCGGCGAGAGAATATGCTTCGAAGTTGACCTTCGAAGTTCCACCATGACTAGCGATTGCATTCATACGAAGTCCTGCAGGGAGTCCTTTCAATGCAGGATCTTCTGCCATTTCAACGTAAGGATACCAAACATTATTTTGTGCCATGATCGCTGCAGCGGTAAGAGCAGCATCACATTCAACAATGTTTTCCATTCCTTGTTCAATGAATGATAACAACTTACCGTTACCTGTAGCCATGGCTGCAGCCACTGCGCATCCATGCGCAACAACTGGATCGAGAGAACTTCTCAAGAGAACTGCATCAAGATTTAGTTTTGTATCTTTTGCATATTCTGGCAATGAATCTTTAATTGTATCAACCCAACTCATTGTTCACTCTCTTTTTCTTCAAACAAGTCTTTTTCTGCGCGACAATCTGGGCATTCAAAGTCATCTGAGAGATCTTCCCATTTCCCATATCTGCTTTCATCATATTCCCATCCACAAATAATGCAAACATGTTCGACTTTGTTGCCCATATATTAGACTTCCTTTGGAATATCCATGCAGCGTGAGAACAAATAGGCTTTTGCTTGACGCATTTCTGAGTTGCTCAAAAAGCCATCTTGATTCTTATCTGCTCTTTCAAACAGTGCACTTGCCCTT